GCGCAGCCTGGTAGCGCATCTGCTTTGGGAGCAGAGGGTCGTGAGTTCGAATCCCACCGCCCCGACCAACAAACAAGCGCCTTAGGGCGCTTTTTTTTGGTTCGCTCAGAAATGGTTGGGCGAGTGGGTTTTGCTGAATTGTGTAAGCGCGCGCGACATTTGGCACTGTTTTGCGCGTTATTTGGCACTGCTCCCGCCTCGCGATTTAACGCGATCGCCGCCTGAGAACTAGAACAGGCCGCCCATCACCGTTGGCTCGTAATTGGTGACCACCAGCTCGCCACTTTCCTTCGGTGTTCCCTGTCTGTTGGCCACGCTGTATTTGATGTCCAGCTCGTGAAAAACGAGCCCGGAAAAGCACTCCCGGATGGCGGGGTGATCGTTGATCGATAACATCGCTTTTCCCTTGCAAGTCCGCATCGCTGCAGACAGCTTTTCGTACTGCTCCCACTCGAAAGGAACGCCGTAACCTTCGGTCTCCCAGTAGGGAGGGTCCATGTAGAAAAAGGTATGGGGGCGGTCGTACCGATTGACGCAGTCATCCCATGACAGATTCTCGACGGTTGTGCCGCCGGCCAGGTGAAGGTGGGCGGCCGACAGGTTCTCCTCGATGCGCAGCAGATTGACCGCTGGTGCGGTGGTCGCGGTGCCGAAGTGCTGGCCGCTGACCTTGCCGGCGAAGGCGTGGTGCTGGAGGTAGAAGAACCTGGCCGCACGCTGGATATCGGTAAGGATTTCCGGCTTGGCCAGCTGAGCCCACTTGAACACCTGGCGGGAAGACAATGCCCACTTGAATTGGCGGACGAACTCCTCGAGGTGGTTCTGCACTACGCGATACAGATTGACCAGGTCGCCATTGATGTCGTTGATGACTTCCACCGCCGCCGGCATCGGCCGCAGGAAATATAGCGCGCCGCCGCCGCAGAACACCTCCACATAGCATTCATGCGGCGGGAACAGGGGAATCAGGCGATCGGCAAGGCGGCGCTTGCCGCCCAGCCAAGGGATGATCGGATTGGCCGAATTGTTAAGGATCGGGGACAACGGGACTCTCTTTCTGCGCACCTGGTGCGCGGACGGGAGGCTCGATGGCCTTCAAAGTATTCATCACCCCGCAGCGGGGGCATTTGATAGCCAGCTGCCGGTACTCGGCTTCGGCCAGTTTTTTGTTGCACTTGCTACAGCGGATCTCTTCCACGTTATTGCCTATGCATGTAACCTTCGGCCCGCCGTGTGCACGGTGCGGGGCCTTTGGCTAAACGCAGGCGCGATCTGCGGGAGGTGTCCATCGGCGGTGTTAGCGCACCGCCGGTGGTCGCCCCGTCTTTTATTTGCCAGCCAGTTCCGGAAAGAACACGAGATCCGGGGCACGGTTGGCCGGTGCCAGCATCCACAGATGCTCAGGCGTAATGCGCCGCACGGATTCCGACCTGAAGAGCGGCGAATGGGCCTGCTCGGCCGCCCAGGCGATCAGCTCGGAACAGAACCACGAATCATCCTCTTGCCAGTCACGGTGCAGGCCGAGGCCCACTATTGCGGCATAGTCGTAGGGCTTGCCTATCTGCGACGTGGCAGCGGCGATCAGCGCAGCCGGATTGCGGCACGGCAGATCGACCCGGGCCGATGCTTTGGCATGGCTGAGCGCTTCGGCCAGCGGTACGCGGCGGACACCCTTCAGCGCCACCGACTCGATGACCGTGTCGCCATCGATCAGCGCGACGTGCGACCAGCGCGACCAGGTCGTGGCGCGGATCAGCGCGGAAAACGGATTGGCCCGGGTGCTGAATAGCAGGCTGATGATTGTCATGGTCAGCCCTCGAAGATCGCTGGCCAGCCGGCGCTGAAGTCGTAGGCGTCTGGGTCGGGGGAGGCGAGCATCTGGGCGCGGTGCATCTCGGCGGCGGCGAAGGTTGCGAACTCGGCCGATTTGCCGGCTGCAACGATATCGATCGCCAGGGCGCAGGTCAGTGGCACGAACTGACCGGACATCGTTTTCCAGACGATCGGCTGGTTCGTGATCGGGTCGCGCAGCGAATCGGCGGGCTGGCCACCGGCCGCGATCTGGTCGCGCGCCGTATCCTTGTTGCCGAGGTGCTGGGTCTTGGACTCGACGTCGGAGTGGTACCAGTGGCCGGCACACTGGAAGCCAAGATTCTTTCGGCGATCGCGTTCTGCCTTGATGCTTCCCCACTTAGCCGATGTAATTTCATCAAGCGTAGGTTCATGTACTGGCGGCGGTAACGGGATGTCCTCGGCAATCCAGCCTCCATTCCTGAAAACTGGGCGCTGGTTCTCAGCGAAAGGGGGAGGAGCGTCCATCGTCGCGTTGGCAGGCACGAGGAAAACACCCGGCTCCATCGGCGATTCGCGGGCCATATCCGCGCCCGTAAAGTAGCCAGTTGCCGGATCGTAGTGATAGATTGTTTTATTCATTTTTCACCTCAATAAACGATTATTGGCAGATAGGCCCGGTTCTTGCCGCGAGTTTCCGGACCGGCGCGCGGTGTTCCATTCACGCCGTCCGAAATCGGGTCTCTGACGCCCGTGTTAGTCGCGTTCGTTATACTTACGCCTAGGTAATCACCCACCACGGAGCCGCTGGTGTATTGCTTCGCATTGCTGTAGCCGTTTTGGTGCCAGTGGCCCTGCATCGCATCAGCCTGATAGCTGCCGATCTGGCGACCAACTACGGTCAGTATCACCGTACCGGATGCCGTCGCATTGCTGCTGATCGTGATTGCGGTCGCAGACGTGATGCTGGCGATGGTTGCACCGCCGGGAACGCCTGTTCCGGAAATTGCCATACCTACAAACAGGCCAACCGTCGACGACAGGCCCGTGATTGATGCGCTGGCGTTCGTTGTGGTGCCGGTGATCGCCAACTGATCGTAGGTCTTTGCGCCGGTATCAAGGCCGCGCTCGAACAAACCACGGTCGTCCGGAACTCCGAACGTTGTGGCGCTGCCACCGCTGCCATAGCCGTAATAGAACAGCGTGATCGGGACAGTGGCGGCGGCGGTTGCGTTCGCAGACATCGTGATCGCCGTTGCCGACGTAATGCCGGCGACGGTAGCGCCGGCCGGAATTCCGGCGCCTTCGAGTGGCATACCGACATACAAGTCGGCTGTCGCTGACATGCCCGTAACAGCGGCGCTGCCATTGGTCGTTGTGCCGTTTCTGGTCGGACAAAGAGCGGCAAATAGGGCGGCATAAGACGCGCGAGAAACTGCCGATCCATCGCGAACGAGAGCCCAACTCGGGCACGACGGGACCGGCCACATCATCGGCGTACCAGGGTACAACCCTTGCGGGGGCGTTACGCCTTTTGCTGGGTTCAACAGCACCCACTTATCCAGCGTCAGGTCATAGCGCAGCGAGGCCCAGAAGCCGGCGCCGGCAATATCACCAACCGCCAGAGCCAAGTTGTTGCCCTTGACGATCGTCTTCGCCGCAATCCCGGGCGAGGCCGGCGTGAAGGTTGGGGTGGTGGTGGCGTTGGCCGCCGTCGCCCTGACATGGAGCGTCAGACCGTTAGTTAGCGCGGCAATGACCGGGGTGTAGGCGGCGGTGATGGCATCGGCGGTGCCGCCGGCGGCCGACACGATCGGCGCCTGTTTTTGAATCAGCGTACGAACAGCTGCAGCGACCTGGGTCAGGGTGCCTTCGTCAGGCACCAAGCCGGCATCACCAATCAGCGCGACCAGCTCGCGCATGGGATGTTCGATCGCCGCAGCCGGCACCGGGCTTCCCTCGATGCCGCCGACTAGATTGGCATCGACATATGGGTCATTGACCGCGCCGCCGATGGGTTGGACGTATTTCATTTACGCTCCTTCATACGAAACAATAAGGTTGGTGTGGGCCGGCTTGAGGCGCTTGAGCTTGCATTCCAGGTCTTCGGCGCGAACGATCTTGCCGAGCAGGTCGCCGCACTGGCTGGCGCCGGTTCGGAACGGGGTGAAACGGGGGCCGGTAACGCGGACGCGCCATTGATGGCGCACAGCGTGGCCACCGTTCAGGAGGTCGCCGCAGCGGCTCAGGCCAGCCACAAACGGGCGGAATTCGTCGATCTCGATGGCGTAGCCCATGGCTTCGGCCAGCGCTAGAAAGTAAGCCTTGCTCGTGCCGCCCAAGCCGGTCAGCTTGGCGACGACGGCGGCCCGGCGCTCCTGCAGCGTGGTGCCGAGTTCCGCGCTGCAGGCGTCCGGCAAGCCGCAGACCCGCTCCCAATCGGCGAGCAGTTCCAGCGCGGTACGCGGGTCGGCTTCATTGATCACGTCATCGACTCGCCCATCGACCCGGGCAAACTCCTCGGCGAGCCCGGCGAGCAGCTTGGTCAGGGTGGCGCTCGGCGCCCGGGGCCAGACATCGCCCGGGGGCAGTAGTGCCTGGAGCTGGGCCAGGTAGGCGGCGACGGTCAGGCCCACGTGATGCTCCCGAACGTTGCCATATGGCCGACAGCTGGCGCGACATCGACCAACGGAGCGACCAACACATGGTCAGACTCGCCGGCAGCCAGTGAAATGGCCTCGCGAATGTGCGACACCAGAACGATACCTTCGCTGGCGCCGCCTTCCGGCTCGGCCTCGCGAATCAGCAGGTCGCGCAGGCTGGCCTCGACGGCTGCCTTGACGCTGGCTGTCGCCGGCGTCAGTTCGATCTCAAAGGCGATCGGCGCAGCAACCGGCGCCACCACGAAAAGCTGCATGCCAACCGGCGCCAGCGCCTCGACGTAGGTCTGCACAGCCGCCACCTCGGCCCCATCGGGAATCAACGAGGCATCGCCATCGCGCACGAAGCGGACCGTTACCGTGCCGTCGCCCATCTCGAGGGGATAGCACCATGCCCGCGTTACACCGGGCACTTCCTTGGCCCAGGCGATGTAGTCATGGCGGGCGCCGCCGTGCGGGGTCTGCTGGATGCGGGCGATGACGCGAGCCCGCAGGCTGTCATCGTCCTCGATGTCGGCGCCGCCAGTCAGCGCGGCGGCGGTCACGACTCCGGCTGCGTTAATGTTGGCGATCGGCGAATCCAGATTTAACGCAACGCCGGCGACGGCATTGCCTGCCAAGCCGGCCACGTCGGCGACGATCTCGACGACCGCCTGGTTAGCTACGATCGTCGCTTCGGTAGTGCTCGAATATGTCGCGCCGTCCGCCCGCTTGAAGACGGTGCCGGGCGGGATGGCGGCGCCGTTCGTGCCGGTCATCAGCACCTGGCCAACAGCGTAGGCGGCCGGCAGACGGCCGGCCGGAAGCCAGAGCATGGCGTGACGATCGAGGAACTCGGCGTCGGCCGTGTCAGGAAGCAGCTGGCGAGCCATCAATTCAAGATAGCCATACAGGCCGTTCGTGGCGCCGGCGTGAACCCGGGCGAAGACATTCAGATTGGATCGGCGCACCCGGGCATCAGCACCGGGCAGCCGGCTTTCCAAGTCGGCGGCGACACGATCGATCAGGGTCGGCAATCCCGGGCGAGAAAACGGCATCAGGTAGCGCTCCAAAGGGTTTCGAACCGAATCGGCGTCGTGCTGCCATCCGGCCGGTAGATGCGGACGATCATCCCCATGATCTCGTCGCGCGGAATGAAGGTTTCGACCTCGACCTTGAGGGCCGCGCCGTCATCGACCAGCCAGGCCAGTGCCTCCTCGGCGTACTGCCTCGCATCGTTGAGCGATGCCTGCAACTGCTTGGCGGAACGCAACAGCCAGAGGCGGCTACCGAAGCGATCACCAGGAACGGGCGGGAAGGCGTCGCCCCACCAGCCACGGCGGTCAGTTTGGCCGGGCGGCAGGGTGTCGTCGTCCAGGGCGCGGGCATCGGTAAAGAGCGAGAGGATGACGGCCGTCTCCAATCCGTCATCCGTGGCCAGCGCGAACAGCTCGAGCGCCAGGTCGGCGCCGCGATCCATGTCAATAAAGACGGTGCGGATATCCATGGCTACATCTGCTCAAGGGGAGGATCGGTCGGGCCGCCGGCATCATTCTCCGGGTGGGTATGGACGTTGTGGGTGTTGCGCATTTCTTCCATCGTCTTGCCGTCGGTCGCCGAGCGATCCTTGATCTCGCCAGTGTTGGCGAGCAGGTCGGATTCCATGCTGATGGTGCCGCCCGTCGCGCGGCCGGTGATGCCATTCGCCTCGAGCAGGATCTGGTCGGCCTGGACGCTGAAGAGCGGCGTGTTGCGCACCGAAATCGGCAGGCCGGCGCCGTCGATCACGATGCCGTCGCGGGTCAGGTGGATCTTCTGGTCGAGATCGTCATAGATCGCCACCTCGCCCGGCGCGATCGACTTGAGCCGGTACTGGCGATCGGCGACGCAGATCAGCACGCCATGGTCGCGATCGCCGCCGACCGAGAAGTAAAGCCCTTCCATCTGGCCGTGCGCAATCGAGGTGAAACCGTACTGATGCAGGATTTCGACGCCGTCGCGAACCTCGCCATCAAGCAGCTTGACCTGGGCAGATTGCACCTTGCCGGCATCGGCGATCGCGGTGATCACGGCACGGCCGACCATCAGCCGCAGGCGGCGGGCCATCGGCGCCAGCATTCTTGACAAGGCGGCCTGGGCGTTGTTCACAACATGCTCCAGTCTTCGACCTTTTCGCGCTTCTCGCGCTGCTCCTTGGTCTTCAGCTTGCCGAACAGCTTGGACTGGGAGACGCCGGCCAGTAGCTGGAAGGCCTCGGGCTTGGCGATCGCCAGTTCGGTCAGCGTGCCGCTGCCTTCATCGAGCGTCCAGGTACACCCGACGATCAGCATTTCGGCATCGTTGAGCCAAAGAGTCGGGGAGGTTACCGGCACTAGCGTGTTCGGTTGCCACAAGGTGCCGCCCGGCTGGCGCCAGCCCTGCACAGTGATCGAGCCGCGAGCGCTTCGACCTCGGCGAACGTTGCGCTCCCACTCGGCGCGATCGCGCAGGGTCGCGTTCTGGCTATGGCTCTCGGCCAGAACGATAAGCGGCCGATGGCGCGGCACGATGTCGTCGGTAATGCGGCCGGTCGGGGCGGCATGGACGCTGTCGCCGTCTTCGCCGAGGCGTCCCTGGCCCTTGACCGTATAGGTCGAATAGCGCTCCTTTCCCGAGAACTCGCCGCGCCCCGCCTTGACGTTCTTGCCTTCGACCAGGCCATGATCGAGCCGCTGCCTTCCCGCCCGGGTAATGACCAGGTCACCTTCCGGGTTGCTGGTCAAAAGCAGTGCTTTCATGCGGGCGGCGCGCTCGAGGCACTCGAAGACGGTCTCGCCCTCCTGAATGTTCCAGGAACTGAACGCGCTGCCGACATCGGCCTCGATCACAATCTTGATGGCGTAGGGCTTGAGCAGATCGCGCGCCAGCTGGTCGAGCTTGACGTTGTGCCACTGGCCGGACTTATGGACCGCCGAGCAATCGACCAGGTCCTCCGTCTTGTCGCGGCCGCTGACGCGGATGATGTGGCGATTGGCGTCGAAGTCGGGAGATACCGTATCGACGTAGCCGGTAATCACCACCTCCCCGTCGAGCAGCAGCTGACAGGGGCGGTACGGCTTGATCGGCGAGGCCTGCGGCTGGCCGGGCCAGCGCTCGGTTATTTCGAGTTCGAACGTGCCGGCCATCTGCTCGATGGAGCGCGTCACGCGCAGCGACTTCCAGCCGCCGTAAAAGACGCCGTCGACCTTGAGTTCCGCAATGCCAAGAGGGGTTTCGATTGCCATGCGGACAGGCTATCGAAACCCCCTCTGACGATCGACTAAAGGGCTTTAAAGACAGGATGTCGGGATCAACGGCCTGTCAGCCAAGTGGTTCAGCGGTGACTTATGCGGGTCATCTGGCCGCAGTGCTGGCACTTGGTGCGCTCGCGCTCATTGAGCCGCTTCATCTCTTCTTGGTAGGCGGCACGGGTCCGCATCCACTGGCTTTCCTGCCTCATCAGCTGCTTGAGCACGAAAATCGCTGTCACCTTTTCGCCGCATTTCAGGCATCTGCAGTCGCCGGCATTTTCATCGACCTCAAACGGTCCATTGAAATGGATGCATTTTCCAGAGGGCGGCGGCACCAGCATAAGGCTGCCGTCTGGAGGATCGATGCGCTTGACGGGCAACTTCAGCACATCGGCGCCGGCCAAGTCCGTTGACGACAACTCCGAATCCATCGGCGTTAATCCGAAACCACTTCCAGCCCCACACCACCAGGCACGAAGCCGGGATGACGGATCGTTGCCCGGTTGCGGGCAATCAGCTCATCAGCCCGGGTCGGGTCGCCGTGGATCTTGTAGGCCGCCACCAGCGCCGGAAGGGTGGCGCTCAGGGTGACTGAGGTAACGCGCGGGGCGTTAATCGAGCGGGCGGTCATGTCCCGGACCAGCGCGACACGCAAAGCGGTAAGCGCCTGATAGACCTCGTCGGAAACCTCGCGCAGGGTTGTCGCCGGCGCAGCATTACCTGTGGCGGCCGGCACGATGCCGGCGGCCTCGTCGTCGAGCCGCGCCGCCAGATCGTCGCGCATGGCCACCGCCTGGTCGTAGGTGTCATAGCTGACCCGGCTGGCGACGCGGGCGCCTTCGATCAACGCCGCGCGGCGGCAAAGGCAAGCCTGCGCCGACTGATTGTTGGACTGGCGAATCCGGGAAGGCGTCGTGGTCGGCACGCTGGCGTGCTTGCTGCCGTAATTGAACAGGCCGCGGTAGGAATTCAGCGCATTGAGCGGGCTATTGGCCAGCGCCTTGAGGGCGCCCACCGCGCCGAGAATGCTCTGGGCGTAGGCGGCTGGGGCGCGAATTAGGCTATTCAAGCTGCCGACCACGCCGCTGGCAGCGGCCATGTAGTCGGACAACACCGTCAGGTCGGGCACCAGGGCGCGGCGAGCCGACTCCAGCCCGGCCATCGCATCCTTCGCCAGATCGAGGGCACTGGCCTCGACGAAGTCGGGCGCACCATCCAGGGAGTACTCGCCGGCGAAGTCGTCGGCGATCGCCTCGTTTGCCGCATCGGCCGCATCCTCGACGCCCGCCTGGGTGTCTTGTCGGGCTGACGGTTCGGTGTTCTCGCCGGCCTCAATGAAGTCCAGCGAGAACCGGGCAAGCCCGCCATCTTCCGGCGTTTCGGATATCCGGGCCGGGTTGGCCAGCGTAACGGTGCGCTGGCCGTAGTACGGATGAATCAGGACACCCGGGCCACGGGTTTTGAGCGCTTCGATCAGTGCATCGCGGGCCGTGATGTAGTCCGGCCCGATGACGATGGCTTCGATCGTGAAGGCGTCGGCCTTGAGACCCATGTCTTCCGGGAAAACATCGTCGCGCTGCGGATACTCGTGGGCGACGACGCGCCGCCCGACCTGGGTCTGGGCGCCCTTGACCGAGAAAGACACGCCACGGAACGAACCAGGGCGCAACTGCTTGCGCCAGGGGGCGATGTATTTGCTCACGGTGCCACCATCGTCAGACCGGCGTCGACATTCATCGGCACGCGCGGGTTGCTGCTGGTGGCCGACACTGACGACACGCGGCCGTCCTGATCGACGCGGATGCGGATCGTGCCCTTCAGCTCGTTGTCGCCGTTGAGTTCGGCGCGATTGCGCTCGAGGCGATCGGCGATCGAGGCATCCTTGTTGAACCCGAACAGGCCAAGCGCCTGCTTGATCGCCCCGGAAATGCCGCCTATGGCATCAACGCGGCCGGCATCGTTCGACGTGTCACCTGCCCAGCTCGTGACGCCATACATAGCAGCCAGCGGGGCGACGGCAAGCCCGGCCGTTCCCGCCAAGCGGAGTGCCGAGGCGCCATTCGCAGCGGCTGCTCCAGCGCCGGCGCCGGCAGCGGTGCCGGGCAGGCCGGGAAGGTCGCCGCCGATCGAGCCTGGCCAATTGACCACGAAAACCGGCGTGATTCCGGCGGCCGCCTCCAGCGCCTTGCCTTGGGCAAGGCCGGCGGCCGTGCCGCCAAAGCGGCTTACCAGGGCGCTGATGCCCTTGCCGCCATAGCGGGCCGCAGCCAGGGTGCCGAGCGCCAAGCCGGCGCCGCCGAGCATGACATCCTTGCCATCAAGGCCGAGTCCGCCGTTCTCTTTCTTGTCCAGGCCCCACTTGATGACGTTCTGCAGGGCATCGTTGATCGGCCGTGCGAAGTCGTCGGCGGCCTCACGAAGCTTGGCCTTCAGTCGTCCCGTCTGATCCACGGCATTGGATATAGCCTCATCCAGATTTGTGGAGAGCGTGCCGCCTGCAGTCTTGATGGAGTCGTTGAACTCGCCTCCGATTTGCTTGAGCAGGTCAGTGCCCAGCAAGGTTCGCATTCCCTTGATGGTGTCCAGGTCGGCCTTCCCGAACGCCATATCGATAGCCTTGTCTCGCTGGAGGTCTGTCTTCAGCTTGTCGTACTTGGCCTTGATCTCGCTAAGCACCTTGATTGGGTCACGGTGCTGACCCTTTGCATCGGTGAATTTGACCCCAGTCGCTTTTTCTGCGGCATCACGATAATGCTTGTTCGTGAACAACCGCATCGTCGAATCGACGAGAGTGGCTAGACGCTCCGGCTGGCGCTCGACTTTAGACAATCCTTCAATGAACGCGAGCGTCTTGTCAAAACTGAACCCAGCCGAAGCCGCATTAACGCCGACCCGGGCGAAGATGTCGGACAGGTTCTGCAGCTCGGCATTCCCGAGACGACCTGCAACTGTCATCTTGTCCAGGAGGAGCAACGCCTGACCGGGCTTGGCAAGATCGAAATCGAAGGCGGTAGCTGCTACCGTCAAGCCAGAAGTCAGCCGTTCGGCGCTGGCGCCGGTGACGGCGATCGCCTTGTTGGTGGCGTCGATGACCGGCAGCGCTTCCTTGAACTTGAGGCCGGACTGCACGGCATTGTTGAAACCGACCTGTAGGTCGTCGATGCCCTGGCCAGTATCGCCGCCCATCCGGAACAGCTCCCGGCGCAGGCCTTCCACCTCGGCTTTGGAGCCGGCGGCCGTCTGGCCGATCTGGGTGAGGCTCTTGTCCATGCGGGCGCTCTGCGCACCCAATGCCACGGCGCCGACGCCGCCGGCCAGCTGCGTCAGGCGGCCCTGAACGCTCCCCAGGGCACCCTTGAGTGCGTCGAACTCGCGCTTGGCCGACTGACCGAAGCGCCGCACCCCGCCCTCGGCCTGCGTCAGGCCGGCGATGAAGCGGGCGCTGTCGGTATAAAGCCGAAGGGCCAGGGAGAGGTCGCGGTTGCTCATGAATTGGCAGCTTTGTCAGGCACGAGGATGGAGAGGTAGTGATTGAATTCGGCGGGCGCCAGGGCGAGGATGTCGGCCCGGCTCCAGCCGGTTTTCATGGCAAGCAGCAGTACCTGGTTCAGGAGGCCGGCTCGCTTGCCGGCTCGTCTTCCCCCTGGTCGTCGATCTCCGACTGGGCGGCGCGCAGGATGCGCCAATCGACCGGCTTCAGGCGGCGGATCATCGCCACCGTAAACGGGCCTTCGAAAGTGCCGACACGCAGCAGCTGGCGCACCATCATCTGCGCATTGAAGTTGAGCGGCCTGGTGACGTCGGCTTCCAGCTCGGCATCGAGCAGGTCATCGACGGTGGCTTCGCGCAGCTTGAAGTCCTTCTGCGGTACGCCGGCGATCATCAGGCCATGCTTTAGCGAACCCGACACGTTGCCATTGCCGTCGAAGACGAAGGCGAGGGGGTGTTTTTTTTCGGCCATGTCAGACTTCCTCGCAGCTCATGCCTTCGAAGCGCAGCGCCACGTCGCCCTTGTCCATGCCGACCGGGCCGGCGCGCCAGGCATTGCGCAGGACGAAGCTGCGCTTGGTGTCGGTGTCGAACGACACCGTGACATCGACCATGTCGGCGAACTCCTGGAGCGAGGTGTTGGCATCATGAGCGATCGTGCACTCGACGAAGGGCAGCCCGGTCTTTTCCTTGTAGCCGAGCACGCCGGAATCGCCGACCTCGCCAGTGCGTTCGGTTGCCCCGATATCGATCTTGGCGCCTTCCTTCGACGCCAGGCGCTTGCCGCCGGCGGTAATGACGGCGCGGCCAGTCAGTTGTCCCATTTTTGTCTACCTCAGAGAATGAATTGAACAGCGGCCGCGAACATGTCGAACTGATTGACCACGTTCGGCGGCAGCACGGCATTGACGCGGTCTTGGTCGGCCTCGGAGCGAAGCACGACCAGGTCGCGGATGAAGCCCTGGAGGTCCTCGAGCAGTCCGACGTATTCGAGCTGCATCGCGGAGCCGATCAGGGTGTTGCGGATCAGCTTTGGCGTGGCGATCTTCTGCCCCGGGGCGATGCGCTGCAGCACGTCATCGCCGGCCAGCTTGTGGGCCGGGTAGTCGCGGGCCACGGCAAAGCGGAAAACGTAGCGCATGTAATCCACGGTCCACTTGGTGTTGAGCTTCAACAGGCTGCGATCGTCGAGGCCGAAGGTGTTGGTCTGGTAAGTCGTGATGACCTGCTCGACCATGGCCTTGCCGGAGTCATCGAAGATGATGGTGCTGATGCCGTCGTGCAGCACCAGGTTGCGCTCGGTCTGAGTGAAGCGGTCGGCCTCGGCCGGCGCCATCACGTCCGGCAGCTCGATGCCGCGGAACGGAACCGCCGGGTCGTTGCCGCCCCGGAACTCGACGCCGGCGGCGAACTGGGCGGCAATCACCCAGGGCAGGGTGGGCGACTTGTTGAGCCCGGGCACAGTGCTGTGCGGGCTGTTGCGCGCGGCGCCGTAAGTCGAGAGGCCGGCGGCCGTGCCGGCCTTGAAGCTGAAAACGTGGCCGGCGCGCATGTCCATGCCGCCCCAGCGGCTCTGCAGCTCGTTTTCCATGGCCACCATGTTGGCGGTATCCGACCACGGCATCACGATGCTGTAATAGGCGCCGGTGCTCATGGCGGCGATCGCCGTCAGCACGTCCGGATTGCCACTGCCGGCGACGCCGGTGGTGATTGCCATGGCGACGCCGGCCGGGCTGCGCTCGCCGTCGTAGTAATTCCAGCGCACATCGATGCCGCCACCCTCGGCCCCCTTGTGGCGGGCGGTGAGCGTGACGACGCCGACGTTGGCGGAGGCGGTGACCGGCAGGTCGAGATCCGCATTGACGGCAACGGCGATCGCGGCGGCGATCTGGGTCGGGGTCTGGGCAGCGGTGATGCCGATCGCGATGCGCTTGCCGCCAATATAGAGGTAGGCGGTACCGGCCTCGGTCGGCGAACCGGTCACGGTCACCAGGAAGGTGGCCGCCACGCCGGCGCCCAAGTCATCGAGCGCCAGCGCCCACATCTCGGTATAGGGATTGACCTTGATCGCCGCGTTAATCATCTGGGCCAGCATCGATCCGCGGCCGAAGTAATTAACGCCGTCTTCCTTGCGGGTAACGCGGGTCAGCATGCCAGCCTCGACCGTGCCGGCAGCCAGGCGTTGGCCGAGCACCAGGATGCGGCGCGCCATGCCGGGCAGGCCGCGCACGGCCTTGGTGTGGTCAATTTCGATGTACTGACCGGGCACCCGCCAGTCGGTCGGGATGGTCAGAAAGGTAATGTTGTCGGGCATGGTGGGCTCCGGTGGTCAGTAACGGGAAGGCATTAAGCCTTGGCGGTTTTCTTGGCAGGGGCCGGGGCGGGAGTCGGCTCGGCATCGGCGGGCGGAACCGGCAGGGCGGCCGCTTCAGAGGCGACCGGCACCGCGCCCAGCGTCACATCGCCATCGCGTTGGCGGCGCAGCCAGTAGCTGTTGCGCTCGACGGCTTCGCCTTCGGCGGCCAGCTGCTTGCCGTTTTCATGGCGGACGAGAACCCCTTCCTTGGGGGTGGCGAATACTTTTTCCATACTTTTTTACTCCTGCAGGATGGTTGTGTCGGAAAGCTCAGGTGCCGACGTGCTGTGGTCGGGCGGCTCCTGTAGCCACTTGGCGTGTTCGGCCGCTGTTTCGTGCGGCTGGATGTCGTAGGCGGCGTGGAAGGTATTGAAGTCGGCCAGGTTGCCGAGGTTGGCCGGGAGACGGACGGCGGCTGCGGGCTCGAGCTGAACGACACCGGCGTAGACGCCTTTTTGGTAGAGCGCCTCGGAGGCGACCAGGTCGCAGCCGACGACGGCGAACGTCACCGTGCCGGCTTCGTCGCCGGCGCCGTAATCCACCGTCGCGCCATCGGCTAGCGACATCACCGCCTCGAGCAATTCATGCAGGCCGATCGCGATGCCATCGCCGTGGCGTGCCGCCTGCTGGCTGCGGCTGTTCTTGGCGACACAGGCAATGCCGAACTTGGGCGAGGCGTAACCGTTGGCGACGCGGAAGGAACCGAGCGCGACATAGATGGCCGGGGCATCGTTGGTAAAGCGAGCGACCAGGCTGTCGCCTTCGAGATCGGGCAGGGTATCGACCAGGCGCAGGCGAGCCGCCAGCGGAGATGCCTTGACCAGGGCGACCAGGCCGAGTTCGAGATCAGCCAGCATGGGCGGCGCCTCCGATATGACGCTCGACGATGTCGAGCATGTCGCCACGATCGTCATCATTGACGCCCAGATAGGGCCGAGCCGGCATGCGCACGGCCTTGACCACGGCAAAGCCGCCGCCGGGAATCCTGAACTTGAGCGCGCCGCCTGCCTTGGCCTTGATCACGCCGCCTTCCTGGTGAATGCGGGCATAGATCCGATTGACGCCCCACTCGGCGAAATCCTTCCCGACGTTCGAGCTGATCGAGCCGGACAGATGACCATCCTTGGTCAGCGTGCGTCCACCGACCAACTGGGCGCGCAGGCTCGGTTTCCAGCGCTGCCCGTCGGGGCCGCGCTGCAGACGAAAGCGCAGGCGGGTCGATGACTCGCCCAGGGCGGCGATGTCGCGCAGTGCCGGGCGCGGATTATTGCCGAGGGCGATCAGGCGCAACAAGGCGCCGCGCACCTGGCCATCTTCGACGCTATAGCTGAAATCCATCAGGCACCCCGGGCCGGGCGGCTAAAGACGCGCCCGGCGGTGACCATTTCAACCGTGCCGCCGGTCGGCTTGGCGGTTTCCGCCTCCGGGCCGAGCGTCACCTTGCCAGCCGATACGTCGCGGAAGAAAGCGATCGCGGCGTCGTAGCGCTTCTGAATCGTTTCGGTCGCCCGATCATCGTGCAGGTAGTAGCGCGCGATGTCGCTGGCCAGGCGCTTGACTACAGCTGGCGGCGTCGGCATCGGCGTGCCATAGCGGCCGGACAGGTAGCCGTCGATGGCGGATTGCGCGTCTTCGATGGCCTGATTGATGCTGGCCAGCACGGCACCCACCGCCTCGACATCGCCGCTGGCCCAGCCGGCCATGTCGATACCGTCCGCTGCAGCGGTCAGCAGCTCAGCAGTCACCAGACGCGGCGTGCCGCGATCGGCAACCTGCGCGAGTTCCTCGGCGCCGAAGCGGGTGATCAGGTCGGAGGGGGTGATGTAGGGCATTACTTAACCACCACCACAACTTCGAGCATCGGCTCGGCGAGCAGCGCCTTGACCTGGTCGGCGGTGAAATCATCGACATTCACGGTTTCCGGCGTCGTGCTCCAGGGCCGACCGGCCCGCCGGAAGCCCTCGGCCTTGGCCGTGACGATCAGCGTCTTGGCGGTTATCCCCATGTCGGTCAGCGCCTTGGCGATCCGGGCGCCCCCCTGTGGGGAAACTACCGGGGTCTCGCTGGTAGATTGGCCGGCTTGCAGATGCGTGGCTTGGGAGGCGGCTTGCGCCGCCTCCGTTGCCAACGCCCCGAAGGAAGTCCCCTCGGGGGACGCGTCAGCACTGTTGCCCGGCACTGCGGCTGCTGAAGTATTCTTGACGGCGGGTTTTGCCCGGGGTGCTGCCTTGCTGGCTGCTTTCGTTTTCTGGGTGGCCATGACGATTCCTTGTGGTTTGGCAAACGCTCAGGAGAACCCCCTCTAGAGAAGGGGCTGGGGCTGAGCGTTTAACCGAGCCAGGGATTGACGATCAGATTGACCGCCTTGTAATTGGTGTTGCTCTCACCGGCTGCCAGGAACTCTTTCATCAGCACGGCTTCAGCCTCGGCGCGCCGGCTTGGGCCGCACACCAGGTGCGTGACCTGTACCGGCAACGGCGAACCATCCGGACGCCGCTGCGTCTCCAACGCCAGGCGACCGGCGGTAAAGGCTGCGGCATCGAGCGCCGCCTTGGAGCCGTAAGCCAGCTGGTGAAAACCAAAACCGGCGACGTGGCGCGCATCGACCCCGAACAGAAACTTGCGGTCCATGAAGACATTTGAATCGTCCGGACGATTCAAGCTGACGAACTCGGCCTTTCGGCGATCCTGGAAGATCAGCGGCTTCATAAAAGTCCGCGACAGATCCATCAGGAACCACGGAGCGCCAGCGCCACCGCCGGTATTGCTCCAGGAAGTCTCGCCGCCCTTGTCGGTGTAGCCGACGTGGTCGGTATCGAAGAAATACTGACCATCGAAACCCTTGATGGCGAAGCCGGTCGGCAACAGACCCCAGACCAGTTCATCGGGGTGGCGGGCGACGATTTCACCCTGCATCGAGAACATCGGAGCAAAGATGCCCAGCTTGTCGTCTTCGATGTTGTTTCGATCGACGCCGATGGTGTGCTCGTAGTGCTTGTTCTTGAGCTGGGCGCCCGACGCTTCGAGATTGTGCACGACGCGCTGGCCGATCCATTCGCGCATCCCCGGGAGTTCTTTCATCCAGCCGTAATTTTCGATATCGGCGGTGGAAGGAACGCGCATGGCGACCAGATCCCAGGTCGGCTTCGTACTGCCGAAGCCTTGGTTGAAGGCCGCGTTAAAACCCTGTTGCAGGGCGGCGAGTGTGGCTGCAGTGATAAGCATGAGTATCTCCGTAAGTATGAAGGCGGTGGCTGGCTTACAGGCCGAGGCCGATTTGCACCCAGACGCCATCGGCATCGACGGCCGAAACCTTGCCGGCGCGGGAGCGGGTGGCGCCCCCATTGGTCAGGGCGACGGTCTGGTCATCGACGATGTAGCAGTCGGCGCCGACGTTGGCCTGGGCGATCAGATCGCCGGCGGTGGAATTGGCGAATTTGAAAATGCCGGCTTCGACGCGGGCACTGACATCGCCAGCAGCGACTGCCGTGACCGTTTCCAGCGTCATCCCGACGGCGATCAAGCCGACAGCGGTGCGCCCCGGGGCGGCGAAGCCTGCATCCAGAACGGCAATGCCGCCTTGAATACAGGTCGTAGCCGCCTTGACCGGGTAGTCAAAGACATTGCCGATGCGGGCCTTGGTGTTACGTGCAGCGGTGAGAGCGGCCATGGCTTATGCCTCCTTCGCGCCGGAAATGAACTGCTCGGTCGTGAGGCCGAGAGCGGCCGCCACGGTTTTTTGTTCGGCGGACAAGACGGCTGTGGTCTTGCCGCCATCGCCCTGGCCGTTGGTCTGGGTCGTATTCGGGGCGACGATCACCGGGGCGGCCGAAAGGAAAGCCGACAACTGCGCCAGATTCGACTTGCCGAGATCACGTGCCCAGGCTTCGGTTGCCGGGGTCAGCTTGCCGGCGGCCAGGCCGTCGGTGACGATCTTGTCGAGCTTGCCGCCACTGACTTCGGCGGACAGTGCGACAAGCTGGCCTTGCAGCGCAGCATGTTCGCCCTGCAGGGCCGACAAGGTGGCGATCGGTACAAACTTGGCGGGATCGGGCGAGCCAACCTGGGCAGACAGCGTGGCGACTTTGGCATTCAGCCCGTCGATCTCGCCGACCTTGGCCTTGAGTGAAGCAACGGTAGCCAGCGCCGCTTCTTCGTTGGTGTTATCCGCTAGCCCGAGAGAGGCCAGCAGCTTTTGTAAAAGGGACATGTGAGGTTCCTCCTCGGTGGTTGAAAAATCGGCAAATGCGCTCAAAGCGGCAACGGTAAGTCCATCCAGGCCGGGGTCATTGACCAGCGCGAAGTGCATCAGCGCCAGGACTTCGCCCGTCTGTTCGTCATAGGGAAATACGGGGGAAAGGTAGGCGTACTCCCCGGCGTCGATCATCTTCTGGGCGCGTTTGGTCCATTCGATGACCCCGAGAATGCCGAGGCCGGCTTCATAGCGCAGGGATTGCCGATCGATACGGCCGGATGCCGGCGCCGGCTTGCCGTTTTCGGCAGCACGCATTGTTTGGTGCTCGTAGTCGACGACAATCTTGGCAGTGCGCGACTTGGCACGGGCCAGCACGCGCTCGGCGATCAGATCGGACATGTGCCAGGCCGATACCTCGACAGGGCGACCCGACCCGTCGGACGAACGGAAATCGCCATCGGGAATCAGCAGTTGTTCGCGCTGGCCGGATTTGATCTCAAGCGAGAGCGCGGCGATGGGTGGCTTGTTGGTTTTGCGTTTCATGCCCCCATGGTGCCCACGGGGAAAGCAGCGGTCTGCTAAAGGGCTTTAAATCCGCACGCCGGCAATTTGTCGAAATACGCCGGGTATCGCGCGCGGCCATCTGCCCAAAAACCGCGTTAAAGGCGCGTTAATTTCCGTTTTCTGGCTGGTGCCAGTGTCTTCGCCTAGGCCAGGGTTGTTTTAACGCGCTGTGGCGCGTCCGGTGCATTTCGGCCTATACTGAAGTTGACGGGCGCGACACGGTGACATTCTCCCGGCCGTAGCACGGCAGCAATGCCGGAGCGCCATGTGGGGTTTCCGCTTAGCGGATGGGAGGCCCCACCGCCCGTTACTCTTTTTTCTTTTTCAGCAGCCGGGCGATTTCGCGCTCGCGCTTGGCCGCCTCGCTCGACAGCCGGCGGAAGCTGGTCAGATAGGCCGCCCGGCCGCTGCGGGTCGCCTTGATCACGCTGACATAGCCTTCGTCTTCCAGCAGAAAAATAACCGCCTGCGCCGACTCCTGGATGGCTTTGCCGCGCTCCAGGGCATCCTGGATGAAGCGGTATTCGTCGGCGACGATTTCCGGATGCTCGCGCAGCTGCTTGCCCATTGTGTCCGCCGACAAGCGCACGACGTCGGTCTGGGCACCCAAGGCTGTAACCTGCTCGGCGGCCAGTACGCCAACCGGCCAGTTGCCGACGGGCTGCTCGGCCCAGGCGGCGAAGGCATCACCGGCCAGGGCGCGAACGCCGGCCGGGCGCAGGCCAGGCTGTAGGGTCTCCAGTCGGCCAGCCAGGTGTTCGGTCAGGTTGGCGCGGCGGCCGCCCGGTGGGTAATGGAAGGCGGGATCGACGCCGGCCGGGATCTGTTGCGTTTCGCCGGTGCGCTTGTTGGTGTAGCTGACCATCTTGTCGACGGGGGCCGGGCCGACCTTGAGGCCCATGCGGTCGAGCTGGCGCTGGCCGAGCTGGATCATCCGGCACTTGCAGCCCCAGGCCTTGACCGGCCAATGCGCCGCTACCCAGGGATCATCGACCGCCAGGACTTTGCCGTCCCATGCCTTGTGTTCCGGCCGCTCATGCTCGCTTGGCGTGTGGTCGTACAGGACGAAGGGCAGCGCGGTCTTGGTTTCCTGGGTGCGTTGCCACTGGCCCTCGCCGTGCGCTGTGCGCAGGTTGTGGTCGTAGATGGTCTTGAGGCGGCGCGTGCTGCCGAGTTGGACTTCCTTGGTCTCGCCGGTCAGCGGATCATCCATCATCGCCTTGCCCCACCAGCCGCGCTTGACTAGGTTGGGCTTGAGGTTGGCCTTGAACTCGGCGAAGGTCGTGCCTAACTCTATCGCGGCGTCGACCTGCTCGCGAATGTCCTTGAGCAGATCGAGCTGCATGGCCTTGGCCACCGTGAACGCGGCCTGGTGTTCCTGCTGCCAGACATCACGGTGGTCGAAGCCGATCCGGTAGCCTTTCTGCCGAAAGTAGGCGACAGCCTCGGCCGGGGCAAGGTTGAATGCCGCGCGCAGCACGTCTCCCGGCATGGCTTACTTGGCCTTGCCGGGGATGGCGCGGCCGTCCAGGTAGGCGGCGAACAAGCCACGGGCCAGTACGTCGGCCACGTCGGCCGCGCTCATCTGTTCGATGGCTTCCGGCAGGCGATTGCGGAACTCTTCCAGCGTCTTGCATTCGGCGGCCAGGCGCTCGATGGGGGTGACCATGCCGTCCATGCTCGCTTCCCACTCCTCGCCCATCAGGTCAGCCAGGTCGTCGATGGCGTCGCGCTCGGCAGCAGCCCGGGCGGAGAGTGCCGCCAAGGCGGCGTTGCGCCCCGCAGGAAGTGCCCCTGGGGCATCGGCCGGCGTCTTCTTGCCGGCATCGGGACGCAGCTCGGGGGCCAGCACGTTGGCCGGCGCGGCGACGGTGAGCGTTTCATCTTTCTCGCCCGCCAGCGGAATGCCCAGCTTTTCATGCAGCCACTCGGTCTTGATCCGCATGCCGACGCCGACCAGCTTGGGTACGGCATCGGAAAACGACTTGATATCCTCCGGCTCGCTGCAGTCGAAGACCAGGCGCGGGCAGCGGCGCAGGCCGTCGATGTTGCCGCGATTGAGGGCGATCAATGGATAGAGCAGATCTCGCGTAATGGTGCCGCCGATCTCGCGGGTGTCAGCTTCCTTGATGTCCTGACGCACTTCGCGGTGCAGCTCGGCATTGCCGGAACCGAGACCACTTGATTTCGACTCGGCGCTCATCGTCTGGCCGACAATTCCCTTGGAGTGGGCACGGTCGGCCCAATCGACCATCGCCAGGTGGGGCGACTTCTCGCCACCGCCGACGATCTTCTGGATTTCCAGCTCCATATCGGCCGGCATGATCGCCCGGGCATCATGCCCCAGCGATGTGACGGCGCGCATCAGGCTGGCTTTCTCCTCGTTGCTGGCGCCGGCGAAGTACTTGCCGACGATGATCGGCAGGCCGAAGGTTTCCAGGAACTCGGCAAAGTCGCCGATAGCGTAAGCCTTGTAGAGGAAGGGCCAGACCAGCACACGATACAGGCCCATGCGGCCGGCGTAGCCAGTCTTGGCCTTGCCGTGCGTATGGAAGACCCAGCCCATGGGCGCCAGCACGGCACCGTCAGCGCTTGAATCGCGCAGCCGGATCTCGCGCCGCTTCTGGTCGAGCTGAAACCATTCCTGCGGACGCGGATGGAAGGATGGCAGCAGTTCGCTGCCTTCACGCCGCCACTCCAGCTCAACCGGCGCAAAGCCGTGGCCGACACCGTCCATCATCGCCAGAATCAGATCTTCCAGCGGGTCGACCGCATCGGTCAGCACCTCGGTCAGCCATTCAGCGTGTGCCTTCTCTGCAGCCGTGGCATTGCGCGGCGGCTCGATGGTCCAGTCCAGGCTGAGCAGCGCTAGCTTGCGCTTGTTCATCTCGGCTGCCAGGTGCGCGTCACGCTCTTCCATGTCGGCGAACAGCCGGTGCTGCGCGGTCAGGTCGCCGTTGTCGGCCGCGCGCAGGGTGGCAGCCAGGCGGGCCGGCGTCAGGCCGTCCAGGTTGCTGGTCAGATACTCGTTCTGCAGGGCGGCGATGCGGGCCGTCTGCGGCTCCTTGAGCACGCCCTGGTCGATGGGGTTGCCGTGTTGATCAACGATAGCCATAGCCGTCTTTCCTCTCTTGCGCCCGATTGATGCGCATATGCCGCACCCTGGCATTTTTTGTCGTTGGGCGATGATTCAAGCCAATCAACAGCCGGTTATTTTCGAAATAGGAAAAACGGCCGTTGTTCTTCGGGCCGCCGCAGATGTACCAAAGCGGGTTTTCTCTCACAACATTCTCCTGGAGCCGCCGTCGTAGTCGTCATCGTTTGGAATGGATTCGGGGCCGGTCGCGCCGCGGCGAGGTATCGACTGAAAGCCTTCGGTAACGGCGACCGCCTCGCTGCGGCTGGCCGCATAGGCCAGCAAGTAGGCGCAACCGGCGTCGCCGTGGCGCTGCTGGCCATCCTGCCCTTTGGTCCTGGTGTCTGGCAGTAACGGAATACCCTTGACCACCTGGAACGCCCGCAGGTCATCAAGATGATCTGCATCGCGAATCAGCTCGATGGTTTGATCTTCCAGACCGGCCTTGAAAGGCGCTGTGTTGTCGCGGTACCAGGTTTGAGAAAGCATCACTGCCTCAATTCGTCCGGCGCCCCATTTCTGCACGGCCTTTTCGGCTAGGTACTGCCCGTTGCCGCGCGCATCGAGCTTGCCGGCAAAAAGTCTGGGCAGGCGCTCGCCGATGTAGAACAGGGCTTCCCGCTGCTGGTCGAATGGGCAATCGGATAGTTCCAACGCGAACACGAACCGGCGGCGTAGCGTCTTGGTCATCTGAAACGGCAGCAGAACCGACAAGTCGCCATTCCGACCAAAGTCCATGCCGAACCCTGAGCGCAGCTCCTGGGGAAGGGCCAGCAAGACCGGTAGGACGTGTTCTTTCAGCCAATCATTCATCTCGGCTGTACGCAAGCGCTCCGGCCACAACGCAAAATCCTTAGCGGGCGACTTCCAGCGCAACACGGGAGCATCGACCATTCTCGCCTCGATCAGTGCGCGCGATAACCAGGCGCCCCCACTGTTGGTCGGTACGCAGTCCAATTCCTCTTCGGCGGCCGCGCCGTACTGGTCATAAATTCCCTTGACCCAGGCATCGCGATCGACGGCAGTGGGCGTCCTGCCAGTGCGCAGGCAGACGCGCTCATACAGGCCATCGTTAATTGCATCGCGAAAGGTAACGCGGTGCAGGCTGTAGGGCTTCTTACCGGCGCGGATGTCGAGCACTAGCAGGTTGAACTCGTTCTCGACGCCGTTGTGGGTAGTGACGACATGCACTTCGCCACCCCAGATCAGCAGCGCCAGTGCGGCCTTGAGCAGCTCCTTCTGGTTCTGGTGGAAGGCGAACTCGTCGAGGATGACGCGCCCTTGCTTGCCGCGCAGGTTGCGTGGCGCCGACGATAGCGCCTCGATGCGCCAGCCGGACTGGAAGCGCAGCGTATAAACGAAAATCGACTTCTTTTCTTCGCCCTCGAACCAGACTTCCTCGGTCTCGGAAATGTCACCGGCCGCGAGGCTGTAAGCCTTGGCGAACGAGGCGCAGTCGGCGATGAACTCTTTGGCCATGTCTTTCATGTAGCCGATGTAGAACGAATTCATCCCCGAGGCTGAGGCGGCGAGTAGCGCCGTATCCGCTGCCTCGCCCCAGGACATACCGACCCGCCGGGACTTCTCCATCACCTTGACCTGGGCGTGATCGGCACACCAGCGCTGCTGGTAGGGCAGCAGTGCCATGGGAGTACGGGCTTCGCGCGGTTCGGCGACGATCTCCATCAGTTGCCGACCCCGAGAATCTTGGCGCGGATCGCGTCGGCGGATTCGTCGGACAGGCCGCCGGCTTTGGTGGTATCCACGGCACCCGCCGCCCGGGCTCGGGCGCGTAGCTCTTCAAGCGGGGCGGCGATCTGGATCTTCTTCACGGCCGCAAAGCCGTCGAGGATCTCGGCCAGCACGATGCCCCTTGTCGGGATGGCATTGCCCGTCCAGACCGCCAGCGCCTTGAGCGCATCGATCGTGATGGCCTGCTCGCTAACATCGGGCATGAAGACCTTGGCAGCGCTCTTCAGCTTGGAAATGGTATCGCCCAGGGAAGCCACAGCATCTGCCGCCGCTGCCGCATCAGTGATTTCACCGATGCGTTCCAGCAGCGCCTCGCAGCGCATCAGCCCAGCCGCGATGATCCGCCCCATAGCCTGCTCGATGCCGCCACCGGAGACCATCAACGAAGATGCACGGAACTTGTCCCAGTCGTCGCCTTCTTCCCGGGCAGCGCGAAACCAGTTGCGTGCCGTCGCATAGGGCACCCCGGCCTTGTCGGCCGCAGCTTCGAGCGGCAGGCCGCCGATGTAGGCGGTGCGCAGCTTCATCCGTTCTTCAGGAGGGCGAGCCATTTTTTTCTTTCATCACAACATCGAGAATGCGTTCCTCGGCGGCTGTCTTGACGGTATCCGCGATGGCCGCGCGCAATTGCCGAGTGGCAAACGTGATGCACTCGACCTTCTGAGCCAGGCTCAGCGGGGGCGTGCTTTCAATCTGGATCGCCAGCGAACGCAGCCCGGCGCCGATCCGCTCGCGCAGGGTTGCGTTGCGATTGACCCGGAACGACCACTCGAAGCTTGCGGTAAGCATCAATTCCACCCCGGGAACTTGGCCCGCAGCCGGGCCACGTCCTGGCCGCGCTCGGTGCACTGGGCGGCCTCGCCATCGAAGCGGACCAGGCCCATCTCGGCCAGCCAGCCGAGATCGCCCCGGATCAGATCGGCGCTGCAGGCGATGCCGTGCACCGTTTCCATCTCGCCGCGCAGCTTGCCGACCGTGGCCAGCGGATCAAAGGATAGCGTGGCCAGGATGGCGTTGCGCCGGCGGTATTCGACTTCGGTCATCACATGCCTTTCTGGGTAATCTGGGCCATCATCAGCCGCAATATGTCGGTTACGCCCCGCACCTCGCCGATCAGCTGGTTCAGCTTTTCGTCGCTCTTTTTCTGCCCTTCATAGACCTGCGCCAGGTCGTGATGACTAGGCGCTATTTCGGCGACGGTTTCGAGGTGCGTGATGCGGCCTGTGTGACCTTCGATCTTGTCGACCAGGTCATCCTCCAGCTTGCCAATCCGCTCGTTGGTGGCTTTGTTCTTGTTGGCGAGGTACATGTAGAGCGCGACCCCCCACGTCAGAACAAAGTTGGCGACCGCAAGGGCCATGGTTATTTCTTCGCGACTCACATTTCCCCCTAGATGACTCGGCTTTTTTGAACGATGAACACGCCCTCGGCCGCGCCGGCATTCGGCGCGGTGAGTTCCCAGCGATAGGCCCATTGCCCGGCACTGCTGGCCGGAATGTCGGCGTGGTAGCGGCCGGTTGCATCGCGCACGATTTCCGGCGCGGCGCCGTAGGCATAGGCCGTGACGGCGCCGGCACCCGGCTTGATCTTCAGCGTGACGCTGCCCGGATCGACAGCATTACCAGCCAGGTCGATGACGCTCAGCGGGAGACGGACGACTTCGCCGACGATGAATTCGTCAAGCATGGATGGCCTCGTGTTTTAGGCGGGTTGTCCGCTGGGCAGCGCAATGGGCGCGGGTGACGCGTTGCGGCGCTCCGGCAGTGAGTCGGAAATTCCGGACCTGGCCGAGCAGCGCTGCAGCGGCGCTGCCACTCGCCGAGGCTTGGCCGGCGGCCGAGAGCGGCACGCTGATCGCCAGTTGGCCGGCGCCCATCGCTTGCACGAACCCGGCGGCGGTTAGCGTCGTCAATACCGACCAGCTGGCCCAGCCATCAGCCTGGGCGGCACCGGCAGCCGACAGCCCGCCCGGGGCGTTGGCCGAACCGTTGGCCGTACCGCTGGCCATGGCGTTACCGGCCGCGGCGAGATTGACGCTGACCGACAGCACCGCCTGGCCATCTGCCACGGCGCCGCCGTTGGCCGACAACATGCCCGGCGCGCCGCCGCTGAGAGTTGCCGAGCCGGAAGCCTGCGCTGCACCGGCCGCAAGGGCCGAGAGCTGGACCGCAAGGACGGCATTGCCGCTGGCTTGTGCAGCACCGGCGCCGGCGAGCAACACCTGGGCGGAGAGGCCGGCCGAGCCGGCCGCCTGGGCCAGCGCTGCGGCGCTGATCGTGACGGCTGCGGAGGCCGTAGCCGCACCGCCGGCCACTGCAATGCCGGTGGCCGAGAGCGGCACATTGATGGACCCAGCCGCGCTGCCGGTGGCGCTGGAAACGCCGACGGCGGAGAGGGCGACTTGTGCGGCCAGGTTGGCAGAGCCGGCGGCGACTGCGGCGCCGGTGGCTGAGCCATTGAGCGACGAGCCGGCGTCGGCACTATGATCAAAGCAGCTGATGCGGCGGCGCGGGGCGAATATTTGCCACGGGTTGGCTGAGAGGGAAACAATATCTAGCGAATTTCCAATTACGGCTGCGAGAGCAATAACCCTGTTCGTCTGGTTTGTGCCGGTATTTTGTCCGCCCGCATAGAGAGACACCGCGACGCCGCTTTCCGTCTGCCCTGCCGGAACGACGGTGACAGAACCCATGTACCGCCCGTCGAATGCGACGGATGCTTTTGTGCCCTGATAACGCACTACGAGGTTGTGCCAAAGACCGTCTGAGCCATCAACGCCCGGCACGGATATAAGGGGGAATGTTGCCCCATCGCCTCCATTGATTTCCAGGGTGTTGCTATCCGACTTATTTTCGAACATCCACCCATTGGCACCTGACCAATTGGTCTTTCCGGCCAAAAAAATACCAGTTGTATTTGGGGAGCCGACCCACCCTCTATAGCGGATTAACGCTGTGAAATTGCTGCTGGTTCTTACCGAACCATCACATGCGCTCTCTGTTGCAAAGCGGCCAAACCACACAGCCATTTCTGCAGCTGATGATTCATATGTCGGGACTATGTTGTACCAAGTAAGACCTCTGCCCGTTGCGATGTTGGTGTAAAGATTAGCGGCAGGCGAAAAGCAAAACTGCGCGCCAATATCGGGGCGTAAATGCACCTCGCCGCGCGGCTGACGCGTCCTCGCCAGACGAGATGGGATAATGGCCAACATTACGCAGCAGGACCGACCGTGTAGGGTGTCACTTTCAGCGCCCACCCGGCCGCCAATGTTTGCCCCGTGCCGTTGTTGTGCACGTAGTAGCTTGCTTCCCAGGGCACATCCTGGACAGTCATTACCAGCGCCTGCAGGGTCGTCACGTTGTTTACAACGAAGCTGCCGATGAAGACAGTCGGCCGCGTCGTTTCGGGTGCGTCGGCATCGGTCGTGCCGTCGATATTCAACGGGCGGGCATAGAGCGCCAGCACCGTATTCTCGGTGGGCGCCGTGGCGAAGGTTCCGGTCAGCACGAAGCGCGCATCGGGGTAATTCGCGCCGTCGGCGACCACGCCGTAGTCGGCATCATCGGCCTGGGCCAATGCATTGTTGGCGATGGCTGCGCCGTTGGCCTCCAGCGTTTTCTCCGCGCCTTTTTTGAGGATTGCTTCGCCGGCCATGTCAGCCCTCCAGCGTCATGCGGCCTTCGGCGATGTTGAGCGCGTCGGACACGTGGTTATAGTTGATGGGGTCCGGCCGTTCGGCCAGGGCCTTGATGCTCGCGACACTTTCCGGGGCGACGATACCGGCGGCAGCGAGGCTATCGAGCAGGCTACGAGTGGTCGCCGAGCCGACATCGAGGCCGTCGGTCTTCAGCCATGCCACTCCGCGCCGAATGGCGCCGAAGTACGGCTGCAGTGCGGCGGGTAGGTTGTCGGCCGTGACAATGGCTTCGAGCGCGGTAAGGAAGGCATCGCCGGCGACCGGGCCGAGCACGTCGAGAATTCCGCGCTCGCCGATCAGGTGCGACACGACACGGACACGGCCGGCCGAGATGATGGCGGCGATCTGCACGTCGTTGCGGGCGGCGAGCAGGCTGTCGATCGCGACCAGCTCGCCGGCGGTCAGTGCCCGGCCGGCGGCGCTTTCAATGGCGGCTTGTTGTTCTGGCGTCATTGTCAGTTGTCGATCTGGAACGACAGCTGGCCGTTGGCAAAGCTCAGCGTAAAGCCGGCGGCGCTGACGTTCAGCGCGGCGGGCAGGTCGATTGCGATCCAGCCGTTACCACCGCTTGCGGCATCCATGAACCAGACGGACTGGATATTTCCCCAAGCGGCCGTCGAGGTCGGGAAGGTGATCGCGACATTGTTCTCGCCGGTGCCGTCGGTTCCGGTGCTTGCTACCGTGGTGCCGGCGCCCTGAGTGCCGCTGAAGTTGGCGAGGCTGGCGGCGATCGCCACCCGGGCATAGGAACCGCCAGATGGTTCGACCGGCGCACCGCTATCGGAACGCAAGCCGGTACTCAGTGCCATTTGCCAGGTAGCCGGGTTGCCGAGCGGCTGACCGCGCAGCAGCGCGTCGTAGATTTTGTTTTCGGCGTAGTCGAGGAGGACCATGGTTATTCCTTGGGTTAGGTTTTCTTGATCTCGGCCAGGCCGGCCAGTTGCGCTGCTTTGTCGCGGCTTCCCCGGCTGCTGCCGAACTCGAACTGGTGGGCATCGCGCAGGCAGAGGGCGAAGGCCGTGGCAATCGTGGTGATCAGCCCGACAACCTCGGCCGGGATTTCCTTGCGGAAGAAGGTCAGCACCGCCAGGCACGCGATCAAGCCGATCACGTCCATGGCGACCATCCAGTCGGCCCGCTTGTTGTTGAACCCGGCCTGGTGCAGCGCCACGTCGCGGGCGCGGGCATCCTTGCGGTCGGCCAGGTAGGCCGTCTCCAGGTCGCCATCCATCTTCAGCGCGGCCAGGTTGAATTCATGGGCGAGCTGGGCGTTTTGGCGCAGCGCTTCGATGGCTTCCGGGCCGCTCGGCGTGCCGGTGACCTGCTTGGCCAGCTCGATGACCTTGTCGGCTACGGCGGCGGATTTCTCGCCGACGCCGAAGTAACGCAGCAGCGAGGGCGCGAACTGGGCGAGCGCCAGGGCGATTTCGGCGGCGCCCATCAGCGCACCAGGGCGCAGAAGACTGCGGCGGCGAGGATGGCGGCATAGTAGGCAAGCCAGAACTTGCCAGCGGTTGAGAGGGTGCGACGGTAGGTCATTGCGGAGCCTCCGGAGTCATGTTGTTGCCCAGCCAGGTGCTGACATCGAAGCCGGGGCAGGTTTTGAGCCATTCGAACGGCTCGACGATGCCGTTCGCGTTTTGATCGGGAGAGAGATCGCGATGGCCGCAGATGACCAGGCCGCGCTCGCCGGCCAGGCGGATCGCGCCGGCGGGCGTCAGCGGGTTGCTGCGGTCGGTCGGGCCGTTACGGCCGGTGATTCGGGCAACTTCGGCGGTAACGACATGGGCGAGCGAGGACCACTGGGCGGGCGAGAACTGATCAATGCCGACAAGGCAGATGCCGATAGCGCGCTGATTGAAGCCGGCAGCCTGCGCCGGGATCTCGTCGACGTGACGGCCGGTCAGCACCAGGCCGCTGCGGTCGATTACGTAGTGATAGCCGATGGCCTTGAGGCCGGCGTTCTGCCGGCGGCGCCATTCGGCGGTGCGCTTGAAGCCGCGTGCCACGTGCCACTCGTCGATGGTCTGAGCCGGGTTACGGAAGCTGGGCGTTCCCGCTTTGCCGCGGAACAGGCTATCTGCATTGGGGCTGGCCGAGCAGTGAATGACGATGAGGTTGATTGGGCGCATGCACACACGTTACGCAGGCGCGCGCGGGACATCGACTAAAGGGCTTTAAAACAAAAACCCCGGCGAAGGGCCGGGGCTGGTGGGGTTCGTTAATGCCTGGTCAAACAGGTCGCCATTTTGGTCCGCTTTCGTCAAACCAGATTTCCTGCATCTTGCCGTTGCGCTCCTTCTCGTACTTCTTGAGAAATCCATTCATGGCATCGCGGGTCAAAGCCCAAACGATTGAGCCTTCAACCGCACGGATATGCTCTGTGTTTTGCGGCTTCATGCCATAGAAGACGGTCTGCTTGACGAAGTCACAGGGCAGTTCGCACTGAAAAACGATGTGGAATTCGCCATTTTTCGCATGGAATTGCAGAACGCCATCCCGCATTCCGAGATACTTGAACATCAGCAATTTGCTGGCGACTTGCCCCTGATTTTGTGCTGCCGCGCTGACGGCTTCTTCATAGCCATACTCAAGGCCATCCTGTAGCGCGTAGTGATGACTGGGGACGCTTTGAACCTGAGCCGATTTTGCTGCTTCCGGCTGCGCAGATACTTCCTGTGGCGGCGTTCCGGACGGCCCGCAGCCGAATAGCGCTGCAACAGAAAAAGCCAATATCAGTGATTTTTTCATTTCATTCCCCTTAGAAAAGTGCGCCTTGCCGTTTTCGGATCAGCTCAGCCCGAACGGCTTTAACGATCTGATAGATGCGCATGACGCTGAGATTGTACTCACGAGCGAGGGCGGCGTGGTTATGGCCGTTGAATTGATCGAATACCTGGATATCGCGCATCGAGAACTCGTACTGGGCACCCTTCGGCAGGTAAATCGGCTGGCCGCCCCAGTGCTCGCGGATATGCTCGGCCGAGGCGAAGCCGATCTCGGCGGCCTTTTCCGGATCGACACCCAGCTCGACGAGCTTGAGTCCGACCTGATCGGCGAGATCCTGCAATAGTTCCGGGTAGGTTGCGTCGGCCATGCTTATGCTCCCGCCTTCTGCTGGCGCTTGACCAGGGCGGTGATGACGGCTTGCTTGCCGGCGACGTCGGCCCACTCGATGCGATCTTTGCCGGTCAGGCGCTTGACCATAGTCGGCCGCCCGAATTTAGAGCGGTGGATGTAGGCCCACGGCAGATTCATGTCGGCGAGCAGCGCCTCGATCTTCTGCAGCTGCGGATCGGTGGCCACCGACTTCGGCTTGCCGGCATAGTCGTGGTAGCCGGCGGCCTTGTTCAGGTGGCTCAACACGTCGTCAAGATCGGGCAGCGACATCTCGGTCAGGCTCTGCTTGCCGGTGATCTGCAGCTGCAGCGCGTGGCGCTCTTCCCGCCCGATGCCCAGGTTGCCGCAAGCGGCATTGATCGCCTTGATGCGGGATTGTTTCTTCAGCAGGTTCATTGGTCGAGATCCTCCCAGCGAAAGCACATGAAAAACGCTTCGAAATAGCCGTCGACGGCCGCCGTCAGCACGGTGACCGGCCACCAGGCCAAGGTGATGGCACGCGGGCCGCGCAGCGGGAACAGCAGGCGTTTGGTTTGCGGGGTCATTGGGCGCGCTCCTCGGCCGGGGCAATCTCGACGGACTCGCAGACCTTGCACAGGTGGTTAATGGCGGCCTTGCCGCTGGCCCAGTCGGGCATGAAAAGCGTGATGCTGCCGCTCCAATACGGATCGTTCTTGACGTAGCGTTTGCCGAACGTCTTCTCCAGCTTGATGCGTTTGGCGGGCGACAGGATCGGCCGTACGGATTTCCGGAGGAACTTCTGTTCGGGATGCTCTTTATCAGCGGAGAACCACGCACCTTTGTGCACTCCATTGACAAATGTCATCACGCGATAACTCATGCCCTTCCAGCGCTGAACCTGCAGATCGACGCGGAAGCCATCACACATCAAGGCGACGGCCCCCCATGTGCTGCTGAGTTTGTTGATGAGTTCCGCCTTCTGTTCCTTGGTGATCATGCTGTTTGCTCCTTTGAAATCCCTGCCAGCACTTCCTCTTCGTAGCACCAACAGAACGGTGGGGTGGGTTGTCGGCCGGTTTGCTCGCACTGGATGACGCCGAACCGGACTTCGTACATGCGCCCGACGTAGCCGTGATCGACGCCCGGCTCCGGCGGATAGGCGACCAGCACCGTCGCCAGGAAGTCGGGCGGCGGTGTGGTGTGCGGTTTCCAGTTCAGTGCCATGGGTGTCCTTGATCCGTTGAGAAAACCATCTCGCCAAACCCGCAGGGCGGGCTTGAAGTGAGGGTTTTGCTTACTTTTCGACGGCGTCGCGGAAGAGCTTGTAGGCGGTGAACTTGATCACCTGTTTGGCCGGGATCTGCAGCGCTTCGCCGGTCTTCGGATTACGGCCGGCGCGGGCGGCGCGGGTGTCGACCGACAGCTTGAAGTTGTCGGTCACCACCACTTCTTCACCGGCGCCCAGGGAGTCCTTGATGGCGGACAGCAGGGCAGTCAATTGCTGCTCGGCGACCTTCTTGGTGACGTTTCCGGCGACGGCGATGACGTTGGTCATTTGCATACGGTTCATGGTTTGTTCCTTTCGGAGGGTTGTGAAAAAGGTAATGGGTTGGGGGTTCATCCCTTGAGGCTCCAGTGATCGCAGATAGCCGCTTCACGGGTCGTATGGCCGAATTCACCAGAGGCCTGCGGATGGCCGCAGTACGGCGAATAATTCGGACAGGCGCCGTCTCTGTTCGGGATTTCCTTGAGCCAGAGGTATTTGCAGGTGTTGCACGCGACGTGCGGCTTGCCATCGCCCTTGCGCTCTTTGGGGGATTTCCACCCCATGCGCGCCCGGACCTGCTCGATCCAGGTGCCATTCCGATCAGCTTTCATCGATCACCTCCCCACCCAGCGCCGCTACCAGGGCCGGCAGGAAGCGGCCCAGCTCGCCGGTCATCAATGCGAAGTCGGCGTCGAACTGGTCGTCGGCCGTCTTGGCGTTCTGCTCGGCTTCTTCCTTGAGCAGGTCGAGGAAGGCCAGGCGTTTGACTTCCTGTTTTTCGTTCAGGACAAACGACACGCGATCGTCCCAGGTGAGCGCCAGGCGGGTCGGCAATTTGCCGCTGGCCAGGTGAGCCTTGATCTCGCCGCCGATCTCCTCGTCGGCATCGAGCGGGCAGCTCTTGTAGCTGACTTGCGACTTCTCCTCACCGCAGGCCTTGAGGCTGCAATCGCGGTCGATGGTGAAGCCGGCCGGCGCTTCGCCATGGGCCAGCCAGTCGGCCATTGCCGATTGCGGCGATAGCTGGGTGTGGAGCATGGTGAGGGGGAAGGTGTCGAGGCAGTGGCGGAGGTGTTCGATGGCGGCCTCGGCCCGGCGCGGGCTGTTAGCGTCGACACAGAACCAGCCGGCCTGTGGGTCGATCCAGAGATACACGGCGCTGCGGATGGCATGCGACTTCGGCAGCAGCTCGCCGGTGACCCGCTCGCGCAGCTCCTTCAACTGCTTGCGGCCGGGGCCGAAGCCCTGCGTTTCGGCCAGCGCGTCAGCCTGCTTGCGCACTTCGGCATTGATGACCGAGGCCGGCAGCAGACGATTCTCGATGTCGAGGCGCAGCAGCCAGTGACCATTCGCCGCATGCACCAGCTCGCCATCGTTGCGGGGAGCCGCCCAGCCGCGGGACGATGCCTCAAGGCCGGCAGTCGGCACGAACGGCCCGCGCGCCAACTGCTCGCGCAGGGTATCGACGGATATCGCCCAAGGGACAGGCAGGCGGTAGATTTGGAGGTTTTTGAACCACATCACGCCACCTCCACATCGGACATTTGGAAAACGGCCACTTCCTTGCGCAGCCCCGGATCAATCGTTTTCCACTCCTTCCGTTCCTCCAGCGCCAGAGAGACAGTCGCGACTGCTTCGTGGCTCGCCGCGATGATGATCACGTCGCCAAAACTGAATCGCCAGTTGGTGGCAACGCCGGTGTAGGCAATGCCGGCGGCCTTGGCCCTTATTTTCTTGACCGGTTCATGAGTTCCAGACATCACGCCACCTCCTGACGAATTCGCTTGTGGTATTGCTTCTTCGAAGGCTTGGCCATTTGTCCAGACTTTCTCAATTTGCAAGCGCGAGTCATCACCGTGTGAATCGTCCTTTCAAGCGCCAAACTGATCTGTTCTGGACCTTCCATCTCGTAGTTTTCGATCAGGTATTTCTGATCCGAAGTGGTCCATGGGGTGCCTTGTTTTTCATGCAGATCGGGGTGGTAGTTCATTCGCCCATATCGGTCATAGGTCACGTCGGCAGGTGGGGCGACGAATCTCTCTTTAGAGCCCATCACGCCAGCTCCTTAACCTTGGCCTTGCCCTTCTTCTTGGCCGGGGCATCGTCTTCGCCCTGGCGCTTGGTGGCGTCGGCCAGGATGGCCTTGACCATCTTCTCGACATCGCTATCGGAGAAGGTGATGAACGACAGGTCGACGCCGGGAATCAGGCGGATGCCGACCCGGCGGCGGGCGTTCCCGTCCAGGTTCTCCAGCGCGCCGATGTTCAGGGTTTCGACGGTATTGATCAGCACCGGCACCAGGTCGGCGAGTTCCGGCAGGGCTTTGATGCGGGTGATGACGGTCTTGTCGTCGTCCCAGTCGAGCGTGTCTTCACTCTTGCGGTAGCCGGTCTTGACGCCGTCCTGGGTGATGCTGCGCGGCTTGCCGAAGAGCTGCGGGGCGGCTTCGACCAGGGCCTGCAGCTCGGCCTTCGCCGCCGCTTCTTCCTCGGCAGCGGCGTCGATGCCGGCGCGGTGGGCGGCGTAGATCGGCGTGATGGCGTCGCTGATCTTGCTTTCAAGTGCGGTGGCGCGGCCGACCGACTCGCGGTGGGCATCGGCCAGGCGCTGGGCTGCGGCGCGGATTTCGGTGATTGTGGGTGCCATGGTTCCTCCTAGAGTTGGCATGAAGCGGGTTGTTTAGGGTGCGTAGGGGCTGAAAGAACGATTGCGACAGGTGCTGCACAGGCGGTTGTGGGGGCCGTCCGAAGGGAACTCGTGGCCGCAGCACATGCAGGGGCGGGCTGCTGCCTTGGGCTTGTTGGCGAGGATGTCCATGCGCCGATAGACCGACGATTCGCTTCGGTCGAGCACCTTGGCGATGGCGCACGGCGTCTTGCTGGCGGCCAGCAAAGCGCGCAGCTGGTCATCCTCGGTCGTCGACCAGAGGGTTCTGGTTCGGGTGTGGGTGGCCGTGGTCATAGCGGGCGCTCCGCTTTGGTCCAGGCGAGGTGCCAGCTGTAATCCAGCGCCAACCAATACTTGCCGGCCAGCACCAGGCGGCGCAGGGCGCGGAGCGGCCAGGTCAATGCACGCATATGATTTCCTCCCAGCAGACTTCCACGCCGCCCCGGGCCGAGAAGGCCCAGAGTTCATGGCGCAGGGCGCCGACCTGGCGATAGCTGCGGCGCTCCGCCGTTCCCTTGGCCGCGATGTAGACGGCAGGGTGGGGCGCGACGGTAATCAGCGGACCGTTGCGGGTGCAGCCAAAACCAAGAATCGCGATCTGCCGGCCCAGCAGCCAGGCCATGGTCGATTCGATCAGCGCCAGACTGGCCATAAACTGCGGCAGGGTCAGCGGCGTCCGGTCGGGTGCGCGGTAGCGGTGAATGGTGGCGGTCATTTGCTTTCTCCTTTCGGGTTGCCCCCCAAGGGGGCTTTCGTTGGGGCGTGCGGGCAGGTCTGACAGCAGCGCCGCTGGTCGAGGGCGGCCGGGTCCCAGGTGGGAACCGGGCCGGAATTGACCTCAATGCACTGGTCGGTGTCGATTTCCATGCCCAGGTAAGGGCAGGCGTTACGGTCGAAGACCTCCATAACGCGGCGGGCGACGGTGCCCGGATTCGCGTACTTGCCGGACATCACCAGCGAGATCATCGGGCGGGAAAAGCCGGCGCCGAGGCGATCCGCAACGCCCTGGCGGCCGCGCGGGTGATTGCCGACGGCTTCGACGAGCAGGCCGAACCAGCGCTCATTGACGTAGGCAGGGACGCTCATGCGACCACCTCGCCGACTTCAACGTTGTCGGCCGCTTCGTCGGCGCCTTCGGCCCAGACGATTTCATGCGTATTCGGGTCATAGATGGTCTTCAACCGCGTGATCATCGGGGCGCGAACCTTCTGGCGATGAGCCAGAGCGACGCGGTAGGTCGTGGCGATACCGCCCTTTCCCGTCCCCTTGCCGGCGATCACGACTTCAAGAAAGCCAGCCTTGCCGAGCATCTGGCAGTAACGGGAAGCCGTCAGCGTTCGGACATTGGCAATGTCGGCGAGCAGATGATGGTTGAAAGTGTCGAGCGCCGTCATCGCCGCCCACATGGCCTCGGTACCGCGCCCCTGTACGACGGGCGATCCGTCGGGCCGAACGCGCGGCGCCTCGACCCCGTTGTCGCGGGCCAGTTCGTAAATCCGGCGCGGCATCTTCCCGCCCACGCGCTTTTCGTCGGGGTTGGTGCAGCGGATGTAACCACCGCGCGACAGGCCGAGCAGGTATTCCTGGATAGGGCAGAGTTCGAGGCCGGTGGCACGCGAGATCGCGTCGATGGTGAAGAGACCGTCGCCGATGTTGGACTTGGCGCGGAGCGCTTCCCAGATCCGCTGGCGCTGACTCTTACCGCCGACCATCTGCAGGATTGCGGGTTTAAGCGGCATGGTCGATCCTCTCGAAATCGATCGCCCATACCCATGGGTTGGCGTCCCAAGAGTCACGCCCATTTATTTCGCACCAAAGCTCGTGATAAGCCGAACGTGCTGACTTGTACCCGGAGACTGCATGATTTGGATGCGGTTTCGGAAAGTCCCAGTGATAGATGGTGTTGTCGCCAGTTAGCGATTCAATACCTTCTGCCAGTGCGTCGGCCTCACTGATGTCCTGCAACCGCTCGACGCGGACGCCTGATACCTTCAGTGATATGCGGCTGGCCCAGCGGGGCATGTTGGTGCTGGGACGCCAACGGCAAACAAGTTCATCGTCTAGCGTCATAAATTCAGGTCGTAAATCGCCATCTGCCGCATAAACGCAGTACTTTGGATTGTGGAAATCGTCAGGGGAGCGGCGATATTCCGTTTCCATGGTGTCCGCATCCATCAGCGGTCCCTGCCACGTCTCGCGCACCCACAGGCGGTCACCGGACCCGCCGTAGGGAGAAATGACCGTACTGAATTCGCTGTCGCTGATTTGCTCCATAGCGATGCCAGGGCCGCCGACACCGACAATCAGACCGCCATGTTTCGGATTGATGATCCGCCGGGCCTGTGTCTTACGGCCTGCAAGAATGGCGCGCACCATCGGTGCGCCTAAAGGAATCGGGCGGTCCATCACGCACCCCGCCGCTTGACTTCGGGGCGCTGCAGCTTGCGATCGCCCCAGGTGGCACGGTCGCAGCTGTCCCAGCCGAGGCTCATGCCTTCGTTGTGGATGGCGCCCAGGTTGTTGTTCACCCGGCGGACGCTGCCCTTCGAGATATCCACCAGGTGCTGCAGCAGGTCGTCGGCGAAGGCGAAGTCGGGGAATTTGTGGCGGGCCAGCGTGCGGGCATCTTCCAGGCTGATCGCTTCGGCGTAGAAGGTATCGAGCACGCGGCCGGCGAATTTTTCCCATTCGGCGCGGGCCAGCTTGGCCGGCAGCGCTTCTTCGCCGACCAGGATGATGCTGGCCTTGCTCTTCTCGTAGAGCGAAAAGACGCTCATCACCAGGTTCTTGTCGACCGCGAAATCGAACTCGTCGATGATCAGCGGCCGGCGGGCGGCGTTGAGCTGGGCGGCGACCATGTCGGCCAGATCGGCGGCGGTGCCGCGCGGCGTGTTGCCGTTATTGAGACCGAGCACACGGCACAGCGCGATCAGCAGGCTTTTCTTGGTGAGGAAGTCGTCGAGCTGCAGGTAATAGGCGCGGTGGCGGGCCTTGGCCCAGGCGGCGGCCATGGATTTGCCGTAGCCGCTGGGGCCACTGATGACGATCATGCCGGGATCGCCCGGGCCGCGATTGGCCAGGCGATGCAGGGCGTTTTCCATCACACCGATGTTGGCGAGCGGGGCGATCTGGCCCAGGCCGCTTTGGAGTTGAACTACGTTTTCAGTCATAATTGCCTCGTTGAAGAGTGGTTTTGCTGCTGCTTGGAACATCCACCGCCGCCCGCGCTAACGGGCGGCGGTTTCTTTTATGGCGCCGGCCAAGCCGGTGCCGGTATCCCTTGTGGATGTGGCGCCGGCCAATGCGGCCTGCTCCCGGTAGATCGATGACTTCGGAAAATTGACCAGGAAGCGGCGTTGCCACGCTTCCGTGAGGATCTCGATATCGCCGCCGTGGGCCTCGACCAGCGCGACGTACTGGCCGTGCAGGGCGTAGCGCTCGCGCGGTGTCATGCCTTCAAGCGGTGTGGCGTGGGCATGGGCGGTGGGCAGCGGCGTGACGTTGGCCGGCGCTGCCGCCATGGCCTTGGCGGCCAGCGCCGAGAGTTCGGCGGCGCGTGACGATGGCTTCGGGCCTTCCATGGCGGTCTTGGCGATGGCGGCTTGCTCCAGGCCGTGGCTGGTGTAGGCGGTTGCCGCCTTGCCGAATTGCCCGTGCACCAACTTGCCGGCGGCTGCGGCCTTCTCGGCCAGGTAGCGGTCGAGCACTTCGCCGGTGTCCGGCAGGCCCTTGGTTTCGGCCTTGATCTTGGCGCGGGCGGCCTTCAGGCGTTCCTTCTGCATGGCATCGGCGGTCTTGGCGATCTCGATCCGGCTGTTGCCGGTGCGTGCCGGGTCCTCGGCAATGCACAGGAAGTTCTTGCGGTGATAGACGACGATGCGGCCGAGGTCGGGCGTCTCGAAGATTTCGAGCACGCTGCCCATTTCGATCAGGGCCAGTTCGGGCGCGATGAACCAGGTGTTGTCGAGGCGGATGCCCTTCTTCTGCAGCGTGGCCTGGCCGTTGTTCTGGCTCGGCCGGGCAAGCAGGATGTCGAGGGCGCGTTCGTCCTGAATGCGGCTTACTTCGCCCGTCCAGGAAAGGGCTTTCATGAAGGGCGACATCTTGAGGCTGCGGTGTTCGCGCTGGTCATAGACGCCGGTCAGCCAGGTGTTGATCTTCTCGGCGAGCATTTCGCCGCTGTAGGAGCCGTCACAAACCTCGGCGAAATCGACCAGCTCGCCCTTTTTGGCGAGGCGCTCGGCGAAGGAGCGGCGGGCTTCGATGGCTTTGCGGTCGGCTACGCTGTGGCCGGCGAAGTTGGGTAGCAGTTCGAGGATGGAATGATTCAGCGTGCCGATGAAACGCTCGACGTGCGGCTTTTCTTCGGGGCTGAAGGGGTTGGTACGGATGTGCTCGATATCGAGCGACTTCAACACGCGGAGGAAGTGTTCCGAAATGTAGTCCTGGCCGTTGTCGGTAACGATCTGGGCCGGCACGCCCCAGGCCAGTAACGCGAGGCGCAGGGCGGTGCAGTGGGTCTGCGTTTTCGGGGTCTTGGCAACGACGACAATGGCCTGCCGCGACCAGACGTTGACGATGACGCTGACGGTGTAGCGGCGCTTCTTGCCGTCTTCATCGATCAGCAGCCAGTCGGCCGGGGTCGCATCCATTTCCCAGCGCTGGTTGTATTCGGTGACATCGGCCGAGTAGCTGCCGAAGGCGAGCATCACGGAGTTTTTCCAGGCGTCCGGGTTGGTGGCCTGCAGGTAAAGGTCGCGGTTCTCTTCCATCCAGGCGGTATGGAAGCGCCAGGTCTGGTGATAGCTCGGCGGCGTAAAGTACTGCTCGCCGGTAACGGCGTCCCGGCTGGCTGTGCCAAGTAACTCGCAAAGCTGTTCTGTCTTGATGCCGGGGCGTTCGAGCAGCATCTTCTTGGCGTAGGCGGCGAGCATCGGTGTCGCGGAGAAGATGGTTTTGCCCTTCTTGTCGCTGCCGTTGCGGTGATCGACCAGGGCTTCGAAATTGCCCTTTTCGTATTCGGTGACCCAGCGCTGCACGGAGCGCGGCGAGATCTCCGGAAAGGCGTCCCGCACGGCCTTGGAAACCGGCACTTCGGCCAGGTTGTAGGCGTGGGCAAACGGCGACCAGGAGTGCGAGCGCTTGAGCGGCTGATGCTTGACGAACCAGACCTGCCAGCCTTCGGCGATCTCACAGTGGGCTTTCAGCGACTGAGCTTCGTGGTCGGAAAGGCCGGCCAGCGCCTTCATCTGCGCCTCGCCGCGCTGCTGGCGCAGTTGGTCGGCGGTGGTCTCGTCTTGATGGAGCTGTGTCAGCGCGGCGGTGAAGGCGCGCAGCACCTTTTGTTCGCCGGTCGGATTGCTGACCAGGGCGTGGATCTTCTCCTGGGCTCGGATCTTCTTCAGGATGTCGGCCGGTGGGCAATAGAGGCGCTTGATGCCACCGCGTCCACGGGATTTTTCCTCTAAGACCGGCCAAGGGGTCACGATTAAAGTCTTTTCCCAGCCTTGGCGGCTTGTCGGAAATCCGGCTAAACGCAAAGCGGCCAGTTCAGCGCAGGAATAGTGGGTTTTCATGCCCTCTTCCCTATCTGTTCGAGCTGCTTTTGTTCGCTCATTTGCTGCTCCGGCAAGCAGCAAGGAACGTCGCCATGTCGACGGGCATATCGTTGTCGCCGCCTTGGATTGCCCTTCCGTTCAGGAACGCACGAGCCAGCTTAAACGCGCCACGCCATGCGTCGCGTTGCCTCGTTCCCGGCGCCTGTTCCAGCAGGAGTTTTTCAGCCTCCCACTGATCATCATCGAAATCTTTTTCGTTCGGGTGCGACATGGCGTAGCAGTCAACGAAAACAACCAGCCGGCCGTCGATAACGCTGCAGTCAATGAACTCGCCAGGCTGATACACCGCTGGGCCGTAGTGGTTGCACTCGCCGAAGCGACGCATGGTTGCTGCATGAATACTCATTTCCCACTCCTCGACATCAACACCGCCTCCAGCGCTTTCTTGCGCGCGGCGAGTTGGCGTTCTTCGTGATGCAGCCGTGCCCACTCCAGGAGCGCGGCATCGTCTGCATTCACTACATGCCGCTCGCCGCGCTTCTCGGCGAACAGCCCTAGTAAAACGTCTTCATTCAGTGCGGCATCGAAGGCCATCGCCCGCCTGAGGCTGATTTCCCGGCCCTGTTCCCGATGCGATGGCGCGACGTAACCGTTCAAGGTGGCCAGGCTGATTTTTTCGCCGAGGAGGTAACTCATCCGCTCGGCAATCCGTTCCCGCGTCAAACCCCGTCCCAGCGCCCGCTCCATGGCGACCGCCATGCAGGCGGCAATTTCCACCTGGCATCCCAGCGCACCAGGGCGCTCGGTTGCGGCAGAAAACAAGTCGCCAGAGTAGGGATCGGGACGGCGATTCATGTCAGATTGATCCGTCAGAACTGACTGAATTGCCGATGCTCGCGGTGGTAGACTCCGCAACATTGATCCAGCGTCGCCAAAGACGCGGGTTGCTCGCCAACACGGCGTGGTTGTAGCGCGAAGGCCAGATAGTTGCGGGGTGCTCACCGAGCGCCTTGGCAATCACCCGATCTACCAACGGGTAAGGCACAGATAGCGCTCGCCGGATCGTGGATGGGTTCAGCCCGTAGCAATGAGCCATGGCAGTCATCGAGCCGAAATCCTCACGAATTCGGTACTTGATGAACTCTTTGGTCCAGTCCTTCGGAACGTTGGATTTTTTCGCCATGTCATTTGTGCTGTTTGTAATTGACAGAGCGAATAATAAGCAACGATATGCAACACCGTCAACGGTTGCATATAAATATTTCTCGCCGCTCGGGGTGTTTATGCTTACTTCTGTTAATAATCAGCGACTTAAATAATATGCAAGGCGAGCAAATTAAATGCAACCAGGTTGCTTATTCGTGTGGGGAGCTCGCGCGCCTTGGCCTTCCTGATCTTCCAACAAGCCGGCAGGGCTGGGACAAGGTCGTTAAGGCGCTCAATTGGCCATATATCGAAGTTAGGAGTCCCGGGCGTGGTGGCGTTTCGCGTAGGTACTATCCTTCACCAGAGGTTCTCGCCCTAATCGAGCAGCGCCAGCGCAGCGAGCTGCCGCCATCGCCAGACAGAACTGAGCCAGCCGGGGAGATTCAGTATCAAACCATGCAGTCCAGCGATAGCCGTCAGCTGATGGTTATGGAGCAGGCCGCCCATTCGTATGACGCACGCCGTGATCTTTTGGAAGCAGTGCTGCGGGTCGGTGAGCACAAGATATTGCACAACGAGGTGACTGAACACGTCATCGAGTTCGGTCTGGAAGGCGCTCCATCGTGGCTGGAGTCCGCTCGCGATTACCCAGATCTAGAGCTTCGGCTGCGCAACATGATTGCCACGTTCAAGTTCCTTGGCGCAGCAAATCGGCCTGATTAGTTTTGGTGTCCTGATTCCGGCATTCGCCGGTCATTTCGCGCCAACTATTGCGCGAAGTCGTCAGTCTTTCTGACTGGTTTCGTCCATTTTTGTGCCAATGTCGCCGGCCCTGTTTTTCCCGGCCCTACCAGCTGCAAATCCCCGTGCTGTGGTCGTTTCACGAATGCGGGGCCGTTTTTTTCCGACTAACCCCGCCGTGCCATTTCAAACACCTCCCCACAAATTGCCGGCATCACGCTGTTGGCGCAACAGAACTGTTTTGCACGCACATTAGCAATTCCTTCAATGTTTGGCTGATGAATCCAATTGCTGGTGCTCCGCCAAGCATGAAATGCTCTTCAGGGACATCAAACGAGATTGCC